GGAAAAGGAAATGCCGCTGTAGCGCGACATTTGCTCTTAGAGTCTGTGACAGGTGGGTTTGGAGCAATTGATTTGTAGCGGCGGCCCCTACGCGCTGCGTAGAAGCCGCCTAGGACGCCGCTAGCCGTCATCCTGGTATTCCGTGAGCAGACTTGAGAACCGCCCACGCGAGCGCTGCAGCCAGGCTGGAAACTCCGTTACCGACGCCCCTGGTGCGGTCCATCCGATCGGCCATCCCATCATCAGCTCGTAGAATTGCGGGTTGGAGATCAGGGCGGCGTAGAAGCACCCGTTCCCACTCCTGAAGCTCACCCGGACCGGGAGCGAAGATGGGATCGTCAGATTCTCCGTCGAGACCCCCAACGCGCGTAGCATCAGCCAGAGCTTGGTCCAGACGCGTGTCGACCGCTCCAGGGAGTATTGTCCTCCGCTGCCCGCGCTGATGTCCGTCGGCCCCGTTATGCCGATCCGACCCGCCGCGACCAACAGGTCCGGGATATAGCCGGCGTCTGACGCTGTTGGAGTGGGCCAGGATAAAGAGCCGGCGCCGGCGGTGGCGAGCGCCGACCTCTCGCGCCGTGAACAGGCCCGCCTTTGGGTTGTAGCCCATGCGTCGAAGGTCTGCCGCGACCTCGGCGTATCCCAACGACAGGTGGCCTTCAACGTTCTCGCAGAAGACCCACTCCGGCGCCGCCTCTTCCACGATTCGGGCGACATCGGGCCAGAGATGTCGCGGATCGTCCTTACCGCCTCGCCGGCCAGCGTAGCTGAAGGGTTGGCAGGGATAACCGGCAGAGACGAGATGAACGCGGCCACGCCAAGGCCGGCCATTGAAGGTTCTAAGGTCGTCCCAGATAGGCGCGTCACCCAAGGCCTGGTCCGCCATCCTCGCCACGAGAGTGGCCGCCGCGTGGCTTTCCCGCTCGACGAAAGCCACAGTTCGATAGTTGGGTTCGGCGAGGTGCAGCCCGAGGTCGAGACCTGCATATCCTGCGCAGAGCGAGATGCCGAACAGATCGCCCGATTCAGGGCGGAAGTTGGTACGTAAGTCCACAAGGCTTTGTCCCCTATGCCGCTCCCTCGGCGGTCGGTTTGGTGGGGCTCAGAGGCCGTAGAATGTTGAATTGCCGACAGCGTCGGCACTTGATTTCGATCGGCCCGGATATCGCCGATGGCGCCGCTTTGAACAAGAGAGCACCGCAGCCCGCGCACCTAAAAGACTCCTTCACAAATCCAACCTAACCAGCCCCTCGCCGGGGCGTCCGGTGAGGGGATCGAACCCGGCGCGCGCCGGGCTAGGTGCGCGGCCCTACCGCGCGGCTCGGCGCGTTGGCGCGCGCCGACCCCCCTCTTTTCAGAGGGGTGAATTCAGTGCCCGATGGCGAAATAGGTGATGCCGTCGATATTGTTGGTGGTGCCGCCGCCGCCGAGGTTGAGCTTGACCGTGAACCCCGCAGCGTTCGGATCGCCTTGGGCCTGCGGCCATATGTCACGCGTCGTGCCACCGCTGTCGTTGCGGGTCATGGAGAACGCGCCCCAACAATCGTTCGGAAAAGGCGTTTCGAAGGCCGTGTACAGCGAACTCTCGCCAAAGAAGCCCAGGTGATTGCCAACTTTGAGGATCAGCCCGCCGATCGAGATCGTGTGCTCGTAGGAGCCGGTCGTGACGTCAACGCCGGCCCCGGATGCCGCGATGATCGCGAGGAGCGCCGTTACAAGCTGAGTGTCGTCGCCGCCATTAAGAGCGCCGATGCCGCTGCTAGGGTGCAGGATGACGTTCTTGAGCTCGTTCTTCCAGGAGTTGGCGACAGCCGGCGTCCATTGCGTCGCCGGCGCGGGCGCGACCTTCGCATCGCCGCCGGACGCTCCCGACACTCCAGTGAAATCGCGCATCTAGGCCTCCGGATATGAAAAAATGACGTGAGTGTGGGCGGGCTTGGCGGCGTTCAGAACGCACTCCAGGTCGACGGCGCCGCCGCCGCCCTCGGCGAAGCGGCCGCCAAATGGGTCGCCGAAGCGGAAAACGGAATAATCGCCGGCGTTGAGCACCTCGACGCGCCAGACGTAGCGATATCGGCCGCCGGTGATCTGGCTGGTCAGCGAGCCGTCGTAATCGTCGACGTCCGGGTCGAATTCATGGATCACGATATCGTAACCGATCGACGCGGCCAGCGCGGTGTAGAACTCGGGCGTTTGCCCTGCCTGAAAGGCGAGCTTGCGCCAGCACGCTGACTGGCGGGCGGCGATGCTGGTGGCCGCTGCGGTGCAGGGGTCGGGAAGGCCGAGCAGGCGCTCCCAATCGGGCAGCAACTCATAGGCGGAGCGGGGGTCGAACTCTTGCTCGAATTGAACCGTGCGCTCGTCGAAACGGGCGAATTCCTGCGCGCTGGCGCCCATCAGCAGGGTCAGCAGCGCCGCTCGGTCGCGCGGCCATGCTGCACCGGTCGGGAGGTGCTGCTGGAGCTGCAGGGCATAGGCGTCGGCCGAGTACATGCTAGGCCCAGGTGATCGTGCCGAGGGTGTGAATATGACCGGCCGCCGCGGTTTGGTTCGCGGTCGGCGAGTTCAACACGTGGTCAGTTTCGCCGGCCGCGATCGATATCGCTTCCTGCATATGGCTCAGCAACAGCGTGCCTCCCGGCTCTGCCTCGCGCGAGAGCAAGTCGCGTAGTTCTGCCTCCACGGCCGCTTTCACGCCGTCACTGGCGGGTGTCAGCGTGATATTGAAGTTGAGCGCGTCGGCGGTCGGCGCAGCGACGGTAACGTCGGCGCACACTGGGCGTCGCTCGGCGATATAGGACGCCACGACCGCGACATCGCCCGACTCGGGAATGATGTCGTCGCGGCCGTCCATGACGAACAGCACCTTCACCGTCCCGAGGCCGTTCCAATTCTCATAGACCCAGGCGCGGGTCACCTCAGCAACGTCCGTCGCCCATTGGACATAATCGCTCGCGGCCCCGCCCCGAACCGGGTTGCGGATGCGGAGCAGCAAGCGCGTGCGCAGATCGTCGTCACTCTCTTCGTCCGCACCGCCGACGATCCCGCCAGCTGCGACCGTTGCGATCGCCTGGACGCCGGCGATAGGCGACTGGAACGTTAGCGATTGGCCGGCCTCCATGGTGCCCGCCAGACCGGCGCCCTCGGCCGACACCGAAAGCGCTGCGGTGCCGCCGGCTATCGTCGCAGCAGCGGTGACTAGATAGCGGCCGCCATCAGCGCGCACTAACGCGGTGCCGATCGGGATATTGGTGCCGTTGGTGCCAGAAGCGGTAACGGTGCCGATCGCGGCCGACGCGGCCTTGCGCGTCAGCCCGAAGATGGCCGCCCAGCGTGCCAGCCACATCGTTTTTGGGTCGTCGGGCAGAAAGTGCGACAACGTGTCGAGGCGGCCATGCAGGCCATGTGAAGCGCCCGCGATCGTCCTGGCGAGGACGCTGAGCGGGCTGCGGCGCAGGCGCGCGTCGGCTCCCGGAAGCTGGCCCATATCGGCTTCACAGCGGGCGATGATCTCGGACTTGGTCGGACGCGCGAAAGTCACGCTGCGAGGTTCCTTTCAGTGGCGGACCAGATGAAGTCGTAGCGCTCGCGTGCGGGGCCGTCGGGGCGGACCAGCGTCACTCCGATCGCCAATGCCCCGAGCGGGTGTTGGGCCGAGATCGGCACGATCGCCGTCTCCACATCGACGCTATGAACGACCTGGTCGGTGATCATCCAGCTCAGCGCCTCGACAACATAGTCCCGGGCGCGCGTCGCCACGGCGACGGTCATCTTCTCGCGCTCAAGCAGCCATAGCCGCGACCCGATCTCGTCAGCGTCGTCGTCGTTGGCGACGTCGCCCCACCACCCGCGGCGATCGGCGCCGGGGTAGGGCAGAGGATCGTCGGCGCGCGCCCGGCGATCGGTGAACAGCGACACGATCATAGCCGTTTCGAGGCCGTCGTCGGTCAATAGGCTGCCGGCTGACATGGCGAGGTCGGCCGACGCGGTCGACTGGCGGTAGACGAGGGCGATATCTGTCATGCGGCGTTCTCCGGCCGACAGGTCACGCGCACCGTGCAGACCTTCTTCACCCAGCTGAGCGAGCCCTCGCCGCTCTTTTTGATGGTCAGAGTCACGCGCCAGCCATCGGGGTAGACGGCATGGACGCGGCGCATGTTGCCGCCACGGTCGACCATGGCATGCCCTTCAGTGGGGCGATCGGCGGTTGCGGAGAACCCAACTTCCCGCATGATCCGGTCGACGCCCAACGGATCGAGCTCGCGGCGCAGCCAGCGGCGATTTCGCGATAGCCCCGTCGTCATGCGATCTTCACCTTGCTCGATCCCCCCGAAATCTTGTCATCCGCGTCGTTGATCGCGTCGGTCCTACGCGCGGCGTCCAGGGTGGCGCCGTTGCCGATCTTGACGTCGTCGCTGCCCAGCTCGGCGGCGCCGGATGCCGAGACGGTGAAATCTGCGCAGTCGATCGACAGATTGCCATCGGCCGACAGCGACAGATCCCCGTCGGCCGACAGCGACATGTCGCCCTCGGTCTCGATCGTGATCCCCTTGCTGCTGGAGATGCGGATGCCATCGCGGGTCAGATGTACGACCTGGCCCTGGTCGTCATGCATCGCGACCTCGCCCTCCTGGAGCGACGTGAGCCGATATCGGCGATCGCCGACGCCCAGCACGATGGTGTGGCTGCGCAGGCCGCCCACGCCGAGCGCCACCGCTTCGGCACCGGCAAAGGGGCGCGCCGTAAAGCCGTAGGGCTGGAAATGCTCGACCTCGTCGAGCGTCTCGTCGGCAAGCAGTTCAATCTGGAGCGCCTGGCAGCTCTTGTCGTCGTCGACGCCGGCGACGACGCATCGACGCACGGTCGCTTGGATGCGAGCAGCCATTGCGCGCGTGGATGCATCGCTCATTTGAGTGCCCCCTTATCGGCCAGTTGCGCCCAAGCGCCGGGTGGCATGACCGTAAGCTGCGCCAACGTGCCCTGGTCGTCTTTCGACAGGGTCGCGGCAGTGATAATCATCGCGTTGCCGGGCAGGTCCTCGGCCGGCGCCTTCACCGTGACCGGCACGTTCGGCCGCCACAGCTTGCCGCCAGCGGTGACACGCCAGCCTAACACGACGATCTCGGCCGAGACGCCCTTGCCCGCGCGCACACCTGCTTCGAACTTCGCCCGCGAAGCGGCGCTGGCGCCGTCGACCTGATCCTCGGCAACGACCATCAGCGGCCGATATCGCTTAATCGCGCTATCCTTGGCCTCGCCCTTGACCTGCGACACCGTCTTGCCGTGCTTCTTGTCGTCGCCGGCGGACTGGCCTTTTACCAGATAGTCGCTGAAGCGTTCGCTGTGGTCGTGTGTGGCCTCGATCGATTTGATGTTCACCCCGATCGCAAGCGTTGCCGCCGGAGCGCCCGTCTCAGGCGTAATGATCTCCAAATCGCCGGTGGCGGTCGGCTGCATCAGCAAGCCGCGGAAGCGCAGCAGGCGCTCGATTGCGGCCTGCACCGTTTCGCTCGGCTGCAAGGCGAATTTGGGGATGCGACCGCCAGTCGACGTTTTCGCCGTGACCTTGATGCCGAACGGCTTGGTCAGCTCGTTGGCGATGGCCTCGATCGACATGTTGGCCCAGCTGCCGGGCTTGGCGATCGCCGAGCAATCGGCGAGGTCACCGGTGCGGTCGCGGCCTGAGATCGAAATGCCGGCGTCGCTGTCCGAGCGCGTGGGGCCTTTGCGATCGACCCACCCATCCATGGCGACTTCGCCCCCGATCATCACTTGGCAGCGATCGCCCGCTTTAATTGAAAGCGGCGCGTCCTGGTCGCGCAGGCGGTTGGCCAGCTGGAATTCGAAGGTGCCCGCGAGGCTATCCAGCGACCGCGAGATCGTGATCGAGGTCCAGACGTCGTAGAGTTGGCCGCCGACGCGCAGCGCGACTTGCTCGGCAAGCTTGTCGGCCTCTGCGCGGGCGTCAACCATTGGCCACCTGGATCGATGGCGTGAGCACATGCAGCGCCACGCCGCCCTGAACGAAGCCGGGGTGATCGATGCGATTGCGGTCGACGATCTCCAGATCGCGATTGGCGTCGCCATAGAGGCGATACGCGATCGTCAACGCGGGTTCGGTCGTCGCCGGCGTATAGCTCTGCAGCCTGGCTAGCGTGCCCGCGCGAGCCGCGACGTCGGCGATCATTGCGCGGCGCAAAGCGTCGAACGCTTCCGACCCCGTATCGTCGGCGACGTCCGCCTGCCGCAGCGACAGCGCCGAGAGCTGATCGGCGACGCCATCGCGCAGCGCGATCGCATCGTCATAGGAACCGAACGGGGTGGCGGCGATCGCGGCGATCAGCTCGCTTGCGGCCGACACGTTGACCAGCTGAACGAACGCAGCTTCGTTCGATGCCTGCAGGTTTCGCGCTGGCGTGTCGCCGGGGATCGGGTCGAAGTCGTCGCCGAAGCCGAGCAACGAGCGCAACGCCTCGATCCGGCCGGGCGCGCTCTCGCCCAGTGCGGAGACCGCACCGACCAGGTTGACGATCGCCAGACCGAGGCCAGCAGCGTCACGCACGAGCTCGCCGGCGCCGAGCCTGGCGGCATAGTCCTGGAAAGTGCGTAGCGCGGGGCCGGCGCCACCGAGCAAGCCGGCCTGAATCGCAGTCGCGTCGCCTAGCTTGGCGATCAGGTCGTTCGCGGCACCTTCGACGAAGGCCGTCGCGCCGACGACGTTGAACCCGCTGGCGAAAGCTGCTGGCGCGCCGGCGATCGTCGTGGCGGCAACGCCGGTGGCGACTGCGGCGGTGTCGGTCGACGGTGCGGGCGATGCGGGCAGGCCGCTTTTGACGAACTGTACCGAGAACGTTGTGATCCCACCGTCGCTGGACGAATCGGTGCGCGAGTAATCGTCGACCGAAACGCGCATCGTGCCGCGCCATGGGTGAACCAGCATGCCGTCACCGGGCGCGTCGAGCGCGTCTTCGAAGGCGTTGGCGCGATCGATGAAGTCAGCCCCGCGAATGTGGAGATCGAGCGAGAACCGCTTCGCCTTGCGGCCCAGCTCCTCGACGACGTGATCCTCCGATTGGGGAAACTCATGCACGACCAGACGACGCCCGCCGTTGGCCTGCTGACCCTCGGTGACGAAGGCGAGGCCGCGGAACGTGCCCTTCTGGAAACCAGCCGGCGCGGTCATGCGACGCTGCTCATAGCGCGGCCTGTGTTGAGCTGAATCCCGTTGCCAATCATGCCGCGCGTGCGTGCTTTGACGCCTTCGGGCAACAACAGCTCGACACGGACGGTTCCGCCCCCGCCATCGTAGCTGCTCTTCTTTAAACCGCCGGCTGGAGGCGGCGGCGCCGGTGTCGCCTTCGGCCGGCCGAACAGCATCCCGCGCACCGCATCACGCGCCTGGCCTGCCTTGGCGCCCCAAGGGTCCATCATCTCCCATGCGTCCCAGGGGCCAGGCGCCCTGGTCGGCTTCTTCACCGGAATGTCCCAAACGTTGCCAGTGCTGGCAACGCGGGTCGCTTTTGCGGACCACTCCGCCAACGTTCGGAAGGCGCCGGCGAGCGTGCTGACATCGCCGGCAAATCGCTTCCAGTCGGCGCTGGCGAGTTGCTTGATCAGGCCCCCGACGGCAGCGCCCGTTTCCGTCGCCCATTTTTTGAGGGTGCCGTTGGCCTCGGCTTTGTCGATCCACGCGCTCAATCGGTCCAGCTGGGTGTTGACGGCGGAGCCGATGCCGGCCTCCCACACCCGCTTCGCGCTGATAGTCAGGCGATCCATGACGTTCGACCATTTTCCGGCGGTCGTCGCCGACAGGCGGTCCATTCCACCTGCGAAGCGGTCGTTGAAGATCCCGTAGAGGGCCTTGGTGATGTCGGCGCCGTTCTTCTTTGCCAGTTTGGTCATCGTCTTGCCGTTCTTCATGAACGAGAAGGTGACCTGGTCGCCCTTTTGCGAGGCCTTTACCCCGAATTCCTTCAGGCGCTCGAACTCCCCGGTCTGCGCGTCGGCGATCATCTCGACTGCCTGCATCAGATCCTTGCCCATGCCTGCAGCGGTATCGCCCAGCGTCTTCAGCGAGCCGTCGGCCGGGTCGATCCCGTACGCCTTGAGCTGGACGAACGCCTGCATGACCTGGTCGATCTCATAGGGCGTGGTGCGCGCAAAATCGGTGACCCAGGCCATTGCCTTATCGCCGGCGGCGACGGAGCCCATCAAGCCGGTAAGCTGCGTCCTGAACTTCTCGAACATCAGACCGGCCGTGACCACTTTGTAGCCAAACGCGACGATGCCGCCGATGCCCGCCGCAATGCCGCCAGTGACGAGCCCGCCAAGCAGGCCGCCGGCTTTGCCGACGAGCCACGACGCCGACTTGTCGCCGAACTCCTTCATTGCCTTGCCAGCTCGACCAGCGGCCACCCGCAACCGTTCGAAGCCGGCCGACGCGACCTGCTTGAGCGTTGCACCCAAGCGTTGCCCGGTGCGCTCTCCGCGCTGCGCATCGCCGAAGAAGCGCGACACGCCCTGGCGCGAGCGGTTCGACGTGCGGCCGAGCGTCTCGACCGCCCGATTCAAGCCGGTGGTGGCCTTGGTGGCGTGCTCGGTCGGCTTGCTCCACCGGTCGATCGCCTGAAGGATCAGCGATAGCTTCATTCTTGCTGGCCCTCCCGCTCGACCAGCTGCCTTACCCAGAAACGCAAATCGGCGACGTCAAAGTCGAGCCAGTCACGCGGCCCGAACCGAAACGCGAGCGTCAGTTCGCTAACGCATTGCCGCCATTCGTCTGGCCATCCCCCAGGGAGGGATCGCCACCATCCAAAGGGGCGGCCACCATCGCAGTCGGCGCCGGCGCCGCAGCCTCCGCCGAAACCGCGGGCGACGCCTTCAGCGAGGCGATCGCGGCCAACACCTGATCGAGGTTTGCATGCTCGACGAGGCCCAGCGCCAGGGCGACACGGCGCATGTCCGCCATCTCGCCCCCGGTCAGCGCGTCCATTGCCGCGAGATCCTGCTCGTCGAACTCGTCGGCATATTCGCGTGGCAAGCCGGCCAGTGACATGAGCACTAGCAGGCGCGCCTGGATCGGCCCCTCGGCGTGCTCGGCCGCGAGCATATGCCGCCCTTTCACGCGAGGAGCGATCGCCACCTCGTCGATCGTGACGGTCTGCTTCCCTTCGCCGATGCCTTGCTCGATCGAAACGGGATAGGCGAGCTTGAGGTTGAGGCGCTGCATCACGCGATCTTCTCCGCCGGCTGGCTGTACAGCACGCACTTCGCCTTGCCGTCGCTCGTGCCCATATCGGGCGCGCTCTCGGCCCAGGCGTGGCGCATGACGAAATGCTGGCCGGTGTCGTAGAGGATATCGACGGTCGAATCGTCCAGCTTGCCGAACGCGACGGCATCGAAGCTCGACGTCGCCAGAACGTCGAATTCCAGCTTGGCCTCGACGGTCGACTCCTTGAAGCCGCCGACGACATAGTCGCCGGGAACGCCTTCGCGCTTCGGACCGCCCGAGGTCAGCGTGATGTTGCCGGCGGTCGGGATCAAACTGCCGTCGATCTTCACCTTCGCCCGGCCGACGACCCTATTGGGATTGGCCATACTTACTCCCTTCTAAGTGACCGCTGAGCAGGCGCTCAGAGGATGAATTCGATGCGCGCCGCGAACTGCAGCAGCGGGTTCACGATGTTCGGCGTCATCAGCAGGTTGAGCTGGGTCGGGACCGTCCCGTCGCGCTCGATGACGAGGCCGGCGATGAACCCCTCGACATCCTCCAGCAGCTCGGCGTCCGCCATGTCGCGCGCCAGGGCGATGGTCTCAGCCTTGACCGACGCGATCGTGTCCGCGGTCAGTTTGGCGCGCGGGAACTTCTGCGACATGCGCTGGCGCCAGGCGAAGCGGATGTAGCCCAGCGTGGCGGTAGTCTGGATATCGCGATAACTGCCGTCGGGCAGTCCGTAGGCGTCGAGCTGATAGCAGCTGATCAGGCGCTCGATCACCATCTGGCCCGACGACTCCAGCTTCAGGGTCGATATGCCGGTGTTGAGCAGCTGCGCGCGCTCGGTCGCCGTGTAAGCGTCCGTAGTGAGCGGCCCAACCAGGCCGGGGAGCGCGAGATTGGTGAGCGGCCGGGCTGGGTCGGCAGCAAGGGACAACGCCGCGACGGCGCAGACGTGCGCCGCCACCTTCCACGTTGGTGACGGCACCTTCCGGCAGCCGACGACAGTTGTGAAGATGCCATTGCGGGTCGCGCCGAACGTCAACGTCGCGGAGAGCGTGCCGGTGAACGCCGCGTAGACCCGCCCTTCGCGCTGGCGAGCTGGTCCCCAACGCGAAACCATCTCGGTATCGCAGGCGGTCAGGTTCGTCGGGTCGTTGATGCCGGTAGCGATGTTCTGAAACCAGCTATCGCCGATCGCAGCGAACACCGTCGTCACGTCCGGGTTGGTCGCGCCGGCGACCGCGGCGGCGATCGTGCTGGTGACGCCGGCGGGCAGCCGTTCGCCCTGGAAGTGATTCTGCCGGACGTCGATCTCGTTGCCGTAAGTTCCTTTGTGGCGCGCGGTTAGCGTGACGGTCGCACCAGCGGACGTCGCGGAGACGGGCAGATCGAGCGCCGCGTTCACGGCGGCGGCCAGATTAATAGCCATGGCCGTGGCGGCATCACCAATTGCAACACCTACCTGCACCCGCTGGCCCGCGATCATGTAGGAAAGCGTGCCCGCCGCAGTGGCCGGCCCGGTCAGCGCGACCGTCCAGGTCGCTGCGACGCCGGCGGCGTTCTCGTCGAGCGCGACTGCCCAGAGTTCGGTCGTCGAATTGCCGTCGAGCGCCGCAATCACCATCGCGTGCAGCATCGAGCCGCGCCCGAATGCCTGCGCAGCCTGGTCTTTCGAGACGATGCGGAGAGGCGTCAGTGCCGACGTCAGGCCGGCGTTGGAGCGCATGCCGATCAGCAGGATTTTCTGCTGTGCGGCCGGCAGCCCGCTGATCGCGCGTACATTCGAGAATTCGACCTGGCTGCCGGGAACGGGCGTGCTGATCAGCGTGTCAAAGGCAATGGTCACTTCGGGTCTCCCTTAGGCGGCGTCTTGCCCGCGGCCTTCTCGGCGGCGGCGATCTCAGCCTCCGTGGTCATCTCGATCTCGCCTTCGTCGAGGCGACGCTGCCAGTGGCTCGACCATTCGACGCCGCGGCCAGCGGGCGCGAGCGGACGGTTGGCGTGGTCGGGGTCGAGCACTGTCATGCCCTCGGCGGGTTTGATGAATCGGCGATCGGTCATGGTTGCTCCCTAAGGGCGACCGTGTCGGTCGCGTCGGCGTGGAAATCGTCCGGCAGTTGGACGCCTGGCGTGCCAGGCGCGGCATCGACCGGCACCGGCCGGCCGAAGTCGGGAATGTCCCAGTTGGCGTGGAGGTCGAGCAGCTCGACAGGATCTTCCGGATTGCCAACCAGCATGAGCGGGAAGGTGCAGGTGAGCAGCGCTGACCAACGATTGAGGTTGCGCTTCTTCGCCTCGACGGTGGGCACGACCGGACGGACGGCGCTGAGCTTGAGCGGCGTCGACAGCATGTCGAGATCCTGCCCAACCAGGCTGACGATCGCCGCGGTCAGCAGATTGTACGAGCCGGGTTCCTTGGCGAGGTCGGGTCCGCCATGCCGGCGGTATTGCTCATCCGACCGCAGGTTCTCGTCGACCACCATCACCGCGAAATTGCCGGAGACGATGACCCGCCCGTCCGACCAATCGCCGTCCTGCTCGACTTCGGCCGAGGGGTCGAGCCCAGCGAACACGACATAAGCGGCTGGACAGGTGATCGCGACGTCGGAGGCGAGATATTCCTCCCAATTGTCGGGATAGGTGGTCAGCAGCTTCCACTTTGGGAACGGCAGCACGCCTGCGGCCGCGACCACGCGAAGGCGCTCCAGCATGGCGAGCTCGATCGCGGCGATCATGAGATGTCTCCGACGCGATCGCCGACCCAAGAGCGCAAGTCGATACCGGCCTCGCGGATCGCGATGAACACCAGCCAAATGGCCAAGAGAACGCAGGCCAGCACGACGAGCGGCATCATGATCGTCAATGCAACGCGGCTCGAATCCGGTTGCGGCCACCACTCGAATATCCAGGCGAGCGCCGATACGCCGCTGACAACGAACCAAAGGACGAGGATGAACGCGGCCAGGGTCACGACTCCACCCCTGCATAGTCGGCGGCGATCGCCAGGATCTCTTCGCGCGCGCCGGCCGAGACGCCCAGGAACGGGCGTGCAGGGGTGTTGGCAGTGCGGGTGAACGCGCCGACCGTCACCTCGATCGGCTCGGCGAGCTCGTGGCCGAACACCTCGCGCATGGTGCGCCGGTGACTGGCCACGCGCTCGGCGCCGTGGAACCCGTCCTGGTGACGACCGGCATAAACGACGTTGGTGCCGATCTCGACGAAATTGCGCCCAGCCCGGTGAGTGACCGATTGTGCCAAGCGGCGGCTAAGCTGGAGCGTCTTTCCGCCGTGCTCGAGCACGCGCTGTGACGGCTTCCAGGGAATGCCCTCGGGCGAGTGCTCGCCCTGGAAATTGTCGTGGACGTCGCTCTCGATCACGCCGCCGACAGTGTCCATCAGCGGCGTGAGATCGTGCATGCGCCCGAGCAGTGCGAACATCGTGCGTTCGACCTCGCTGCGACCCTGGAGATCGACGCGGAACTCGGCGCCAGCCATCAGAAGCCCTTCAGCTTGTCGTGGCTGAAGACGCGCTCGGCATCCGGCACAATGATCTGCCCCTCGCGCGACGGGATCGAATCGGGGACACCTTCGTCCAGCTTCAGCAATCCGCGAGAGATGTCGCGCAGTTGCGCGATCGCGTCCGACTTACGCTTGAGCGCGTATTCGGTGGGATTGGCGGCCAGGTCGCAATAGGCGATCGGACAGGTGATCTCGATCAGCAGGGGCGGCACGACTACACCCGGCGCTGCCTGGTAGTATTTCGCGACGTAGCCGTCGACCAGGGCGGATGCGGCGCGGAGCTGCACCTCGATCTTCGCGGTGCAGCTATTGTCCCAGCTGTCGCTGTCGGTCAGCTGGACCAGCACCGCCTCGCCGTAGCGATCGCGCATATCATTGGCGGTGGCGTACATGGTGAGCGTGCTGGTCCTTCAGAAATGGTCTCCGGCGAGCGAGCTTCCCCCAAGCTCGCCGGAGTGATCAGGGTCGATCGAGAGCGCCGTGACTGCCCCCGCGGACCTGACCGGAAACGTTACTTCTTGGGCTTGTCGTCGGCCGGCGCCGGCTTGGCCGCCGGCTTCGCGGCAGCCGCCTTCAGCTGGGCGACTTCCTTTTCGAGCTCGGCAGCCCGCTTTTCCGCGACATCGGCGCGATCGGCCTCGGTTCCGCGAGCCTTGCTGGTTTCGCTGAGCGCGCCGATCAACTCGTAGGTCGACTCAAACCCCGCCGCTTGCAGCGTTGCGATGTTCTCGCTTCGCATCGCCGTCAGGTCGGCATGCGCCTGGAGTGCCTGGTCGATGGTCGTGAACCCGGCGTCGTTCAACTTGGCGTAGATACTGTCGAGCGCGTCGGCGACGGGGTCGGCGGCCATCTCTGCCGGAAGATCGACTTCGGGCGCGGCATCGATCAGCATCTGGAGCTGGTCGACGCCCACATCGATGAACTCGGGCGCCGGCACGAACGTGCCGTCGTCCTGGCCCGCTTCGATCGCGACCGTCGGATCGGCAATCAGCTGCGCCAGGCGCTCGCCCGTCAACTGCTTCGCCGACACGGCCAGTGGCACGCCGATCGCGGCGAAGACCAGGCCACCCCGGCGAAGCGGCGGCGCGGCCTTGGTGATGCGGAGGAGCCCGCGCATTATGCCAGCCACTCGACGACTTCGAGCCGGGCGGTGCCCTTCCACTCGTTCGTTTCGCCGCCCGTGCCCAGCTCGTTGTTGAGCAGTTTGAGGCCGGCACTTTCGAGCGAAGGCGGCACGACCAGGACGCGCGGACGCACGCCGAGCGGACGGCCATAGTCACCCGTCATGCCCATCATCGCGGCACGCGCCGCGCCATAATGCGCGGCATCCAGCGTCTGCTTCGAGCCCCAGGCCAACTGCCAGAAGCCGAAGCCAACGTTGTAGCGAGCGTCGACGCCGTGGATGAACTTCTTGCGATTGAAGACATTGGGGTCGTCGGGACGATCGAGCGAAACGAACTGCGCCTTCTTGCGGTTCTGGAAGATGACCGGCTTCAGCGCGCGGCTGTCGTCGATCAGGAACCAGGGAGTGCCGGCGCCGCCGTCCGTGTTGGCGACCGACTGCTCGACGCCGTTGGCGTCAAGCACCGGGTGGTCGGTGTCGAAGAAGAACTGGCCATCGTAGCAAAGCGTCGCGAAGCCGGCCTTGAGCATCTGGAAAACGAGCGAGTCCGGGTGCTGGACGGCGCTGATGCCCATTTCCTGGAACATGGGCGTGTAGACGCCGATGTTATCGTCCTCGATGTCGTTGCGATCGACCTCGACCGTCGCCTCGAAATCCTTGTTCTTGATCGAGTAGTCATAGGTCTTCAGGTTGTTGATGACCCGATCGCCGACCCATTCGCGCATGGACGGGAATTTGCCGAGCCAGCCGTACTCTTCCTTGCCAGTGGTCGAGGGAACCTCGGTCGAGACGATGCCGCGACGCGACTCCGCCATGCCGAGGCCGGTTTTGAAGGCGGCATTGAACGCGACGCCGAGCGTGCGCAGGTTGCCGGAATTGATGATCATTTCAGTGGTCCCCCGATCAGTCGAACTTTACCCAGACGCCGACGCTATCCACGTCGACGACCCGGCCAGCTTTGGATCGGGTGGTGCCGCCATCGGTCTTCGCGACCGTCTGGTCGTCGACGACGTAGCAATCCTTGCCGATCTCGGTGCGAGTGATCAGATCGCCCGCGCTGGAATTGTTGAAACGGTAGGTGCCCTTCTTGACGGACACCTGGAGCGCGCCGGCGGCGCCGGTGCTGTTGTCGACCGTAGCCTGGGCGACACCGTCGGCGATCAAAGTCGTCGCGGTTGCGCCAGGCGTGGCGTAGCCCGTTGCCGACAGGCAGACGAGCGCGCCCTGGAAGATTTTGACGTTTGCGGCGACGTCGCGGACGAAGTCGCGGCTATCGCGCGCGACGGTCGCCGCGCGGGGGCCAACGAGGGCAGCCATTAAACGAGCTCCTTCCGGCTGGCGATGAAGTCTTCGTGGCTGATGCCCGTCAGGGCACAGGCCGCGACCTCATCGGCGGTCAGGGTGTCGTCGCCGAGCACGACCTTGCGATCGCCGAGCTCGGCGCCCGCAGCGACGATCTCGGGGGCAACGCCGAGATAGGCATTGAAGCCGGCCTCGTCCTTCTTGAAATAATCGAGCGCCCATTTCTTGGCGGCCGGCGCAACCTTGCCGGCCGTGATCGCCGCCGCGACCACTCGTTCGGCGCGCTCGTCATTCAGGGTGCTGAGCTGGCCGGCCACCTGCTGCAGCTGCTCGATCGGCACGAACTTCGTGGGATCGATCGTGGCGCCGCTCTTAAGCGTGGCAACGCCGGCGGCGACCTCCTCGGCCGTCGCGGTTTCGGCCAGGCCGGCGGCCGCGGCGATCGCCGCGATCGAGGTCGAGCCCTTGAGGTTGGCGATCGCCGCGGCGACCGTCTCCTCGGGCGCGTCGGCCGGCAGGCCGAGCAGCGCCAGGAATTTGGCGAGATCCATTGCGTGTTCTTCTCCGGAAACGCCGGCGGCCACCGCCGGCAGGTCAATCGCCCCGATAATGACGAGGGACGCATTCTTGAGATGGATGACATCGCCGCCGTCCTTGACGCCGGCGGCGACGAACAGCGGGCTGATGTAGCGATACTCTCGATCTTCGAGCGCCTGGCGTCCGCGTGGCGTCCACTGCACTTTGTTCGCGTAGATGCCGTCAGCCTCGGCGGTCAGGTCGGCCGGCGAGCACCATCCCGACGCCTTCGCGTCGCTGCCGGCGACGGTCACGGCGTGGTTGTAATCGAAGCTAAAGTCGAGGGAGCCAAGATAGGTTCGCGTGTTGGCAATCACTTGCTGGGCATGCGCCTGGTCGCGAAGCTGATACGGCCCGCGACCGTCGCGCAGCTTGATCTCGCCCATCGGTAGAATCTTGACCCGCTCGGGCGCCGCGCCGTCGACGAGGTCGATCGGTGCCGCGGCCGACGCGAGCACTTCGTCCAGCGCGGGGGCGGCAGCAACCATTTCGAGGTGCTGGCGCGCCTGCCATGGATGCGTGCCGGCAACCGCGGCCATCCGCTCGGCCGCTTCGGCCAATCCAACCTGTTGAAGTTCCCCGCCCATGAGCCGGGCTATGGCGCTCGCCTAGGCATTCCCTAACCTGAAGAATTTCAGGAGCGCGGATGCGTCGGGTCGCGGCTCGCCGGACGATTACAGCGGCGAGCCCAATTGTCTAGATCGCCGATCTAGCGACCGGCACGCACCGTCCAGCGCCACCCCTGGCGACCCACGTCGACGACCGTCGATCGATTGCCCGACGGCGTTCTTCGTATGTAGCGCCGCATGATCATCTGACTGCCATCGCGCGCCGTGACCCAGACCCAAGCGATCGAGCTGGGATCGGTGATCGCGCCGGCGATCGCGTCGATCGTGACGCCGGCAGCGCCCGATGGAAGCCGCGCGCGGCCGTCATCGCCGATGAACCAGCTGCGGCCGATTGATAGCGGCCACCCGTCGCGATCGAGCCAAATCGCTTCCTTGCCGGGGTCGATCCCGAAATTCTTCAGGAAGCGGTTCACCAGGCTTTGCTGGGTCGAGGTCAAGTCTGCCGCTGCACCAACCTCGTCGTTGCCGTCAAAGCTGGACGGCAGCGGTGCCGGCGCCAGGCCACGGAGATATTCCTTGCCGACATTGTAATCCCAACCCTTGCTCACGCCGAGCTCGCGCGTTCCGGTCTCGCCGGTTCGTTGGTTGGTCCAGGGCACCTGCGGGAACACCTCGGGCTGAGTGATCTCCTTGCCCTGGCTGTCGAGCATGCGCTGGCTGCGCTGAACGGCTGAGCAGCGGCAATGCCAACCGCAGGGCGGATAGTGGGTATCCCACCAGGGATCGTCGACGGGGAGGATCGTGCCATTCCAGGCGTGATGTTGCGGCCGCTCGCGACCGTCCAGCAGCGCACTGTACTCCAGAAACGGCAGCGCCGCCTTGGTGCGCTGGATTCGCTCCCATTTGCCGGCCGCGTAGGCGGTCCGGAGGTTGGTGTCGAAGATCGTCTTCAGCCGGCGATCGCTGCCGAGCTGGGCGAGCTCGTGTTGGCCGGTCTGAGGGTCGAGCACGCGTTTTTGCCCCCACCAACCGCGCGCCTGCAGTTTCGGGCGCAGGTTCTTCTTGAACTCGGCCAGCGTTGTGCCGTCCGCGATCGCCTGGTCGACCTCGGCCCGGATATCTTCGAGCACTGCCATGCTCATCGCCTTAGCGACCGTGAACCAGCGCGCGTGCTCGCCCTTGAAGATGTCGAGCCAGGAGAAGCCGATTCGGAACCCCTTCGACCGGAAGAAGTCTATTGCTTCCTGTGGCGCAACGCCGGCAGCTGGCAGGTCGGCGGGGCCTGGCATCAGTCCGGGCGCTCGCTGATTACCTTGCCGTCGAGCTGTAGTGACGCGCGCATGGCGCCGACGCGCGCCTCGGCGTCATCGAAGTCATAGGCAAGGACGTTCACACCGAAGGTCTTCTCCCCCAGCTGATAGCTGAGCGCGAAAGTGTACATCGTCCGGCCCCACTGGTCGGTCGCGAGAAACTCCGGATCGGGATCGTCGCGCCGCGCGCGCTCGGCCCCAAGGTCGATGATGTCCGCCATGTCAGCTTCCCGGCTCTGCGACTATGCCGGCGATCTTCGCGGAGAACCCAGCGCCGGCCGCGATCTCGACGAAGCGGTCGGTGTCCATGCCCATGATCGCGTCGCCTGCGGCGATCGCGATGATCTCGCGAATCTCGGTCATAGAGGTGGCGTCCTGGATGAGCTCCTCGAACTTGCCCATCATCGCGTCACCGAGCTCCGGCATTGCTGCGATCAGCTGCTCGGCGAGCCGGTCGATTGCATCGGGTTCGCGATCGTCATGTTCGGCCGACGCCGCGACGGGATTGGCGCTGGCATCCTGAATAGCCGCTTTAGGGGCCTTAGAGGCCACTTTAGAGGGGTTCGGGGTGCCAGCGGCAAGGTCGGTGCCATCCGCGCCGCCCAGCGGCGCCGTGGCCGGTCGCTGCAACAGCTTCTCATCGGGGTCCGGTGTTGGCACCCGAGTGACCTCGCGAAAGTAGCTTTCACCGACCGGCACATTGTAGCTGACGGCTGCTTCGATGCCTTTGAGCGCAGTTTCCTGGTCGACTGCGTCGGGCTCGCCGATCTCGATCAGCGGGTAGTTCTCGCGCGGGCCGCGGTTGAACATCACCAGTGGCACGACCAGGTCGCGCATCAATGTGGCGGCGAGCTGCTCGGCGTCGTCGTCGCGGATATCCTCGCGAACTTCTCCGTGAAGGTTGGCTTGGCCCGTGCCAAGCCCGCCCGATTTGGCGTCGGCCGAGCTGGTCTGTCCGAGCACCGCCTTCGAAATCGCATCGTCGGCGTACTGGCAAAACGCCCTGAACATGTCCGGGTTGCTCGCCCCGCCGTCAGACTTCACGAACTCGATCATCATCGACTGCGGAATGACGCAGCCGGCATCACTACCGATCTGCGCGACCGCCTGGGCGAGCTTGCGGATATCGCCCTCGCTGGTCCCATTGGCATATTTGCCGACGCGCAACGGCAGCCCGTAGACCTCCAGGAAGGTGATCCAGTCCTTGATCGTGAAATTGACGAACAGGTAATACCAGGCGACCGTCCGGGCGAGGCCGCCGCGGATCGGAAGGCCCGACTTCGCCTGGGCGAAGTGGGTGATGAACTTATAGGGCGCCAAGGGTTGCGGCAGACCGCCTTGGCCGTCTTCGCCGCCCTTGAGCAGCAATTGCTCGCCGGTGACCCGGTCGAATTCGAAGAACGTCGGCGACCGCCATTTTAGCTGCCCTGGCTTCCAGCTGGTGGCCGAGAAGGCCCAGATGATCTCCGTTACCGAATAGCCCTTGCCGAGCGCGTCCATGATGTCGCGCAGCTCCGAACGGAGTGTCGGTCGCTTTAGCCAGTCGCGGACCAGTTGGGCGTCGCCTTCTTCTTCCGGACTGTCGCCGGCTGCGACGACGGCGATGGGCAGCTTCGTGACGGCGCGTTTCCGGGTGGCCAGCACAGATTGGTAGTGAGGGTATTTCTCCTCCATCTCCTCCGCGAGTTCGAGGTACGCGATCGCGTCGCCTTGCTCGGCCTGGCGGAGGATGTCGGCCAGCCGGCCGGGATCTAGCCCCTGTGCGGGATGCCCCGACAGGATCGACCGCATGCCCGTCATGGTGGGGCCGGCGATCTCGCCGGTCAGGCGCTCGATCGCGTCACGTAGCGGCCTGCCTCGGCTGTCGACCAGCACGGGCGGCTGCGGCGCTTGATAGGGAACCAGGTCAGTACCGGGCACGTCGTGTCTCCATTACCAGCTGCGGCCACCAAAACGGCCGGTGCCTTCGGGTTGCCGGCCGTGCCGGGTGGCGAAATCGGTGGCGCCGTCTTGGGCCGACCTGGCGCCGAACCCCGGCTTCGGGACTGATCGATATTCGATCAGCTGTTCCGGGGTTTGGAGGGCGCCCCACATCAGCGCGAGCGCCCAGAACCAGTCGGCATGGACCGCGCCGTCGTTGACGATACGGATCGAACCGGACTCCTCGCTGCCGATCCGCTTAATGGCGCGCAGGTCGACGCGAATGTCCGGGCGGTTGGCCGGGATGCGCAGCAGGTTACGCTGGAAGCCGTCGGCGAGGCCGAGCGCCAGGTCCAACCGGTTCGGCCCGGTGAGCAGTACGCCTTCGACACGATAGGTGCCCCATTTGAGCTGCTGATCCTCGACGACCTTTTCGCCCATGCCGGTCTGGTCGATCATCGCGCGGAGCACGCGGCGATCGCGCATCAGCGCATCGAAATAGGCGTCCTGGTGCGCGAAGGTCTGGCCGACCTCGTTATACTCGTCGCGCACCCAAGCGACCGGTCCCACCAGCTCGCCGCCCAGAATGATCTGGCCATCGCGCCGGCGGGCGACGTCGCGGCCGATGCCGTACAACCCGCCAGTGTAGAGTTCGGGGATGCCCGCCTCGTCGTGCTCGGCTGCGGTTAGATCCTCGGGCTTGATCAGCGCCCCGCTGCCCGCGCTCGGGATGCAGCGCAGCTCCTCGTCGGCGGCGTCGCCATAGGTGGCGAAGATGTCCGCGATCCATTCCGCCTTGGGCAGAACCGACCGGCCCTTGACCGAAGCGACCAGGGCGATGCGCTCATAGAGACCGTCCGCGATCGCGCGATCGAAGTCGAACGTGAGCACCTTGCCCTTGCGTCGGCCGCCGCGAATGTCGTCGATCAGCAGATTGAACGGATTGTCGACGCCGTCATGCGTCGACCAGACCACGACCTGGCCGCCCCACATCAGCAGCGCGAGCGCCGCCTTCAGCGTTTCGCCGATGTTCTTGTGGAATGCCGCCTCGTCGATCAGCACCTTGCCCTGTTTGCCGCGGATGGCCCGCGGCACCGAAGGCAGCGCGACGATCTTGAAGCCGGACGAGAAGCGGATGCGGAACGCCAGCACCGGCTTGTCGTCGTCGCCCTCAAGCACTTCCTCGTCGACCTCGGCGGCGGCGAGGCCGAACACCCGCGACCACATGGCGCACGTCTCGATGAACTCGCGGGCCATCTCCATGTCGTAGCCCATGTACCAGCAGTTATCGCCGCCGGCCGAGGCCTGGCTGGATGCGCTGAGCGCGGCGAACGCCGCTACCGCCCAGGTCTCACCGATGCGTCGGGACTTCTCGATCACAAGCAGCGAAACGCCGGATCGTAGCTCGGCCAGCGTCTCTGCCTGATAGCCGAGCAGCAAGTTGCCGCGGTCAAGGCGCACGAGCGCCTGCTCGGTCGCTGACCGCTCCTCTTCGCGCTGCTGGGTCGTGGGATCGCGCACCATCAGCCGGCCCCGACGCCGAGCACCTGGTCGTAGATGAAGTCGGCCGTTTCCTTCGACAGGCCTTTCGCCCGCGCGGCGCCGGCCGCCTTGGTGGCCGCCTTCTTCGTCGCCGCCTCCTGCGCCTTCGCTATGCGGTCGCTATTGGTCTTCTCGGCGGACGCTAAGCTCTGCAGGGATCGCGACAGGAACATCACGCTTTCGGGGTCGAAGGTCACCGGCTTGGCTTCGCCGGTTTCCTCGTCGACCTCGGCCGCGGTGATCGCCTGAAGCACGACGGAGTGCATCAGCTCCAAGTTCACGCGTGCGAGCCGATTATCGGGCTCGTCGCCGAACTGTCCGACGAGCGCCTCGGCGACCTGCCGACTGTGCTGCAGCCGCGCCGTTACCTCGGCCAGCCCCTTCACATGGCGGCCAAGCGCAGATCTAGACACGTCGACGTCGAGCTCGCGCAGCTTTGCGAGAATCTCGTCGATCGTCCGGCCGCCGCGGCGCAGACCGCCGATCATGTCGCGGATCTCCGGCGGCAGCCGGTCGATGGTCGATGGAGTTTGCTTTTTCGCCATCACGCCCCCGGCGACGGCCGCTGAACCCCTGGCTGGATGGCCCGGCCGTGGGCCACGTCGCAGCCGCGCTCGGTCGCGATCGCGACGGTCAGCGTCGGCGTCGGGTGGTCCAGGCGCACTAGGCCCTGCTCCTCCAGCCAGGCGAGCTGGCCTCGGAGTTGGTCGCGGGTACAGGGCAAGCCCATCGCGTCGATCGCCTGGGCGAGCACGCTATCGTTGGCGCGATAGGCCGGCGCCTCGGCCAGCACCCTCAATGCGGTTAGCCGGACGTGCTCCATGGTGAACGCGAAGAAGTTACTCACGACTTGTTGCCCCCCATGCTGCGCAGGCCTTCCTCAATGAAAAAGCGCTGCATCCGGTCGACCGCCTCCCACGTTCGATCGCTAGACTCCCGGAGCCCGCCAACGGTGGCGTCTATCTTTTCGGCCAGAGCGTTGATCTTGCCCTCCAGCGCGAGCATTTCACCGCTACTCGCGGCTCCAGCCTCCAACGACCGAACCTCGGACGCCAGAAGGCCCAGAGCCGCCGTCGTGGCGCAGCCGCCCACGCGCTCCTCGAGCTTTTTGAAATCGCTGCTCAGCTTGCCGATCTCTTTGCCGAGCCGGCCCGTGTTTTCTGGGTTCAGACGGCCGTATCGCCACGCCGACAGCACGGCCAGGCCGAGTATCAGCCCGGTGATCGCGATCGAGGCGAGGTCACTTAGTGGCACTGTCATCTTCCTTCGACTTGCCGCTGATGCGGGCGGCGATCATGTTGAAGAACGCATCGGTAATGGTCTTGATTCCGCCACCGGCCTGGCTGCCGAGCAGTTGGACGCTCGAAACGCCACTGAAGCCGAGGCCGATGCCCCAACCGATCGCCACTACTGGGCGCTGGCCGGTGGCCACGACGATCGCCACGGTCACCAGGGAGAGGGTCGCGAGCAGCAGCGTGGTTTTGCGCCAGTCGAGCGGCGCCGGCGCGGCCGGGGCCAGCCAATGGCCAGCGAGCACCCCGGTAATGCCGAAGATCGCGGAGAATACGGGTATGTCGACGCCGAACACCCCGATCAGCTCGGGTCCGGGCAGTACGATGCGCGTGCCGGCCGAGCTGAACGCGAGGGCAATCGGCATTGCGAGGGTTTGCCTCAGCAGGTTGTAGGTCGAGCTCATCACGGCCAGACAAGTCCGTTGACCGCGGAAACGACATAACCACTCATGATCGCATGGCCGCGCGACTTCGGATGAAGGTTGCCATTCATCCAGGTCAGGTCGGTAACGTTCGCGAGTTGGCCGATGTACGGGTCGCCGCCGTAGTCTGCCAAACCGTCTGCGAAGGTGGCCCAATTGGCCACGATTTGCGCGTTCAAGAGCAGACGTGATGCCTCGAACGACGTCACGGTCTGGCCGCCAGTAAACGAGTTGTTGCGCGGGAGGATCGTGCAGATCACGACTTTGTAGCCCGTCGCGCGCGCTAAACCGCACCAGGTCACCAAGTCGTTGTAAACGGTTGTAGCGTTGGCGGCATCGCCGTTCGCAGGGTTCATCTGCGCCAGATCGTTGGTCCCGTAGGCAACGACCATGACGTTGCGGCGGCCAGAGGCATAGGCGTTGCCCCCTGCCACCGAGTAGCCGGGCAAGGCGGGCGCAACACGGTCGCCTTCAAGCGCATTGTTGTAGATCTTCCAGTCGCCGTCGAACGAAGGGAGTGCTTGACGCCACCACGGCTGAGCCGGCGTGTCGGCACCTACCGTTATCGAATCGCCCACGATGACCATGCGATCGCGACATTGAGGCTGGATCCGCAGTGCCCGTGTCAGCAGCCGGCGGAGGAACTGCATCGTGGCGGGCGACAGAGCGGTCGGATAGACCATGAACGCCCCGTAATCGCCCCAGTAAGTGTAGCTGAATGTATTGGCCGCGCCGACGTAGCCGCTGGCGAGGGTCTTCGAAGACAAGGCGCCCGACGTCGCGACGGCGTCGTTGCACATGTAGTTGACGGCGCTAACCCCGAACGCTGCCCCTAAGACGTGCAGGCTGCTTTCGACGCGCGGTCCCACCAGGTTCGTGTTCCCGATGGGTTGCAGTCGACCGTCGCGCACGATCGTCGTCAGCAGGAGGCGATTGAGGTAACTGGCATCGTTACCGAGCTCGCAAAAGGCGTTGCCATGCCCTGAGCTCTCGACAAGGCCAGCCGATATGACGGTGCAGTTCGTCCGCTCGACCGTGTGGGCATCCGCGATCTTCATGCCGGTCGTTGGGCCGCCCCAAAAGCAGAAGGTGCGCAGGCCGTTGATGTCGTTCTTGTTGTTGGTGATCGCGTGGTTGATGGAAACCGGCCGCCCCGCGACTTCGGTCAGGTCGTACCCGTTGCCACTCTGGTCGTAGATGATGTTGTACCAACCGGTGGTGCCATCGATGAACTTGTCACAAGCGGCCCAGTCGGCGACGTACAGCTTGAAGTTGCCGTCATAGACGAAGCCGATATCGAGCGTCGTGTTGTCGCTCCCCCGCTTCACCCGAAAGCAATAACCCGTGTACGCCGCGCGCAGCTTGAATGGCGCGATCAGCAACGACGCGCCTGGCACGCGATCACCGATCATGTCTTCGGGGATTTGGGTGTTGCTTTGCGCGGTTTTCGACCAGACGGCGGCCCCCGCCACGACGGACAGAGCCTTGTATTGGCGGCCGTCACGCATGGCCCACAGATCGTCGATCGCATAGCCCTTGGTGGTGTCATCGGTCGCCTTGGGCGCGCGATCGCGGACGCTGGGCGCGGCAGCCGTCGCCGAGGCGGCGAGTAAGGCGTCAGCGGAGGTTCGCGCAGTGATTTCGGTGTCGATCCGACCGCCCAGCGCCGTATCGGCTGCTGTGCGCGCAGTGGCTTCGCCGGTGATCGCCGCGGTGCGTGCTGTCACCTCGTCGTCGATCCGGCCGCCCAGCGCGGTGTCGGCCGCGGTGCGTGCGGTGGCTTCGCCCGTGATCGCCGCGGCGCGCACGTTGGCTTCGGCGGTGATCGCCGCGGTGCGTGCCGTCACCTCGTCGTCGATCCGGCCGCCCAGCGCGGTATCGGCCGCGGTGCGTGCGGTGGCTTCGCCCGTGATTGCCGCGGCGCGCACGTTGGCTTCGGCGGTGATCGCCGCGGTGCGTGCCGTCACCTCGTCGTCGATCCGGCCGCCCAGCGCGGTGTCGGCAGCGGTGCGTGCAGTAGCTTCGCCCGTGATCGCTGCGGCGCGCGCGTTGGCTTCGCCAGTGATCGCCGCGGTGCGTGCCGTCACCTCGTCGTCGATCCGGCCGCCCAAAGCGGTATCGGCGGCGGTACGCGCTGTCGTTTCACCCGCGATCGCCGCGGTGCGTGCCGTCACCTCGTCGTCGATCCTGCCACCCAGCGCCGTGTCGGCTACGGTGCGCGCGGTGGCTTCGCCGGTGATCGCCTCGGTGCGCGTCGTCACCTCGTCGTCGATCCGGCCGCCCAGCGCGGTGTCGGCCGCGGTGCGCGCATTTACCTCGACCGAGACGGCGCCGGTCAATATCTCCACCGCGTTAACGCGCTGGGCTTCCTCGTCGGCGATCAGATCTGCGAGCAGCTGATCGCGAGCCTCGCGCCCTTGCTGTTCCCCGTTGACCCGGCCCTGCTGGGTTACGTCGAGACTCTCGATGCTGTCGCCCGCCGCTGCCAGCCCTTGGTCGGCAGCGGCCTTGTTCGCCTCGATAAGCCCACCAAGCGCGGCGACAGCTGCCTCCAGGGCAGCCAGGCGCACATCGGGCGAAGCGTCAGGGTTTCCTTGAAATACGGACATTACGGGCACTGGCTCCGGGCATCGGCGGCGCGGGCGTCGAGCAGGCGTTCGCGGCGCAAGTGAGCGGCGACCCACGCAAGATAGACAGGCGGGACGACGATCGCCGCGCCGACATACGCAGGCACCGGGTCGGGACTGGCGGCCGTTACCTCCGCCGGGCACACGGTACGCGTCACCGTTCGAGTCGTGACGATCGGGTCTGCGGCGGGCTTAAGGGGCGCCTGAGAGGCGGCGCAGGCAGTCAGCATCGCAAGTAACATTGCCGTCGGCAGTGCGCGGCTGGGCGGAAATAACGGCATCGTCGGCTGCCTTTCGATTGGCGGTGTTTAGGGCGCGCGCCTCGGCGCGTTTCACGGCGTCGGCCGTGGTTTTGACGGCGGTGGTTAGCTGCGCCTTGGCATCGGCTAGGTTGGCCGCGTCGGCGTCTGCTCGCGCCACCAGTGCCTTGACCGGCTCGCTGCAGCTCATCTTGATGGAGAAGGCGGACTGGCCCAGCGCGGCCGATTCCGGCGCCGCGACCCGGTATACCGCAAGCGCCGCGTCGCACTCGCGCGCCTGGCGCGCTTCCTGTGCCAGCGTTTTGATCGCGCTGCTGCAGGTGTCGAGCGCACCGGACGGCGTCCGCGCGCCGAGCTCGCATTGCTTAGCCGCCTTGCCATCATGGATGTTCTCGATCGCGTCGCCGATCATGGCGATGGCACCCCAGGCAACGCCGATCGCGGCAATGATCGCGGCGACCCAGCCAATCAGTTTCAAGTTCATGAGACCCCCAAGTTGCGAGCACGCTTGACCCAGCCGCCGAGGAACTCGCCGAGCTTGGGGTTGCGGGCGACAAGGTCGCGGTACCGCGCCTCAGCGCCGGCGCGATAAGCGGCGATCAACGCCGGCATTCCGTCGCCGGGATGGGTAAGCACCCAAGCGAACGCGTTCGCCGTTTTCTCGCCCAGGGCGCCGTCAACGATGAGGGCTTCCGGGCGCCCAGCGAACCCGGCACGACGCGCAAGACAAGCGTTGATGGCGACCTGGAGCAGCTTCTTCGCTGCCGTCAGTCCGCCGTTGACGCCTTGGTCGAACATCGCTTCGCCGATCGGCGCCGGCCACCGCTCACAGAGCAACGGCTTCCAGAAACAGCGGTAATAGAGCGATTTCGCGTCGGCCGGCGTCAGCGCCTTGATGTCGTCGACATCAATATCGCCGTCCATGTCCAGGTCGAAGTCGCCGTGGCCGTCGAGGTCGACGTCCTTTAAGCCCTCGCCCAGCAGGAAACGCAACGAGATGCCGTATTTGGTGGCACCGCCCGGATCGGCGCGCTTGTTGACATAGCCGCCCTCGATCGGGATCAACCGATCGCAGGCCGCATCGAATCGCTTGGTGTAAGCGACGACGACGATGTCCGGTTCCCCACCCATGGGGCTGCTATGGTCTAGGTCGGGCGGCGACGCTGACCTGAAGAATTTCAGGAAATCAACGGAACAGGTCGAGCTGGTTGTCGTCGTCCTTTTCAGCCGCGAGCAGCTGGTACACCCGACGCTCGGTATAGTCGCAGGCTCGGGCCGCATCCGCAACGGTCATCTTGCCCGACTTTGCGAGCTCGATCACGCGTTGCCGGCGCAGATGCGCTTTAGGAAAGTCGATCGAAGTCCCGAAATAGTGTTCGGCCATGAGCGCGGCGGCCTTCAGCCCGATCGCTTCGGCGATAGGGTGGTTGTGCCCCATCTTGGCCGGGATATAGATCTTCGTACCGCCGAACACCTTGCACAGGGTCGACAAGTTCACCTGGCCGATGACCTGGGCGAGTTCCTCCAGCTGCTCGGCCGCGGCAGATATCGGACGTTGCGCGTTCATCAGGCGAACGCCGCCATGAGCCCCGCGATCGCCAGCATAGCGACTATAGCGGCGATGTCGGCCCGTTCCGGGTGCATCAGCCAGCGCATCACCGGATCGCCCCGCGAAGCTTTTTGCCGAACGTCTTGGCGAGCACATCGATCTCGCCATGCTCCAGCAGCGAGACGTTGCGGATTTCCACGCCGCCCAGTTCCCAGGCGGCGCGACGCAGGTCCCAATTATTCGGGATAAGGCACGCCTCGCGGAGGTGGTCGAGAAGCGCCACGACCAGGCGTCGACGTAGCACCAGCACGCGCATGGCCGGCGCCACGCCGGATAGATCCTGCGACCAGCCGGCGCGCTCGGCCATTGCCTTCAGCGCCTCGATCAGCTTGTTGCCTTCGCGCTGGTTCGCCCATTGCAACTTGGCGACGCCGAGTTGACGGCAGGCGAAGGCTTCCAGAGCCTGCTCGCTGGGATTTTCGACGACGCCTAGCTGATAAAGCGAAATCCACATGGCGCGGGCCTTCAGCGCGAGCGGGTGATCCGCCGGCCGGGGCGACGGCTTCTTTGCCTTGGCGGTGAACCCCTTGGCTTCGAATTCCTTCACCAGGGCGACCAGCTGAGCATCCGAGCAATTGGCGGCGCTGGTCTCGCCGGCGACGCGCAGCAGCACGGCGCGATAGGTGTCGTCGTCGAGGCCAAGCACCTTCTTCGCGACATGAACTTTGGCCAGGAGCGCGCGGTGATACTGGGTCGAAGCGTCGAACGCCGCTGGGCGAGCTGTAGCCCTCATGCGCCGCGCCCCCGATAGCGGGCAACCAGGCGATCAGTCAGGCGCTTGAACGCCGGGTCCGAGCCGGCGCGTAGTAGCTCGGCGGCGACCAGCTGGTTGGCAATGGTCGAATGATCGCGGAAGCCCATGGCCGCGCCGATGTCCGTGGCCTTCAGACTCGTAACCGTTTTGGCGATGTAGGAGATCGCAGCCCGCGCCCGGAACAACGGCCGCTGACGGCTGGAACTGAGAATGCGCGCCTCGGCCAGGCCGGTTTCGAAGGCGACATCGGCGATGATCTGCCCGATCGACGGCCCGGCCGCGGCCACGCGATCGCCGTGCAGCACCGCCATGTCGGCGCCGATCGTCGCGCACAGCGCGTCGAGCAACTCGAAGGGCAAACGCTCGCCCCGTATGATGACCTGCATCATCACAGCACTCCCGCGATCGCGTCGACGATCGGCCGAAGATTGAGCGCCAGCCATGCGGTGAAAGCGCCGCACGCACCTGCGGTGAGCAGCGGGTATTGCCGTGCCTCGGTCTTCAACCAGTGGAGGAACGTCATGCCGCCCTCCGCATCTGGACGGTCGCGCGCGAGCGGATTGCGTCGGTGATGTGCTTGGCCGACAGAACTTCGTCGTCGCCGATCGCCAGCATGTTCGCCGCTTCCAGGATCTGCTGGACCTCGCGCAAACCGCCATGGCCTGGCGCGAGGCCGCGCTCGATAAGTGGCTCGCGCATGTCAGGCTCGATGAGATCGTAATAATCGAGATAGGCTTCGACATCGTCGCGGCGCGGGCTGTCAGCGACGTGGCTGTTGGCAATGCGGCTGTTCAACCGCGCATAGGCATGGCGATCGTTAGTGTCCCGACCGCGGATGCGATGGAGCAGCTCCTCGTTGCCGAGCAGGCAAATGCCGACGCCCGTTGCGTCATGCCACCCGCGCAATTCCTCCAGCGCTTTGAGCGACAGGAAATTGGCCTCGTCGACGATCAGCAGGCACTTGCGATGCATCAGATTGTCGATGACCAGCGCCGACATTTGCTGCGTCCAGCTAGCGCGAACCGCTAGGCCCATCGCCTGCATGACCTGGCGAACCATGCCGGCAGTCGACGACGTCGAATCGAGCATGGTCACGAGGAACACCGAATCCCCGATGCTGTCCTTGTAATGGCGCGCGGTCATCGACTTGCCGGTGCCGGGCGCCATCGCTCCGACCGTGATGCGCCCCATGTGCGCGACCTCCAGCAGAAATTGGACACGTCGTGCGGTCGGTGTCTCGATCCAGCGCGGCCGCTCAAGCACGAATTGCTTGCGGTGTTCCTGGCTCTCGACCTTCTGCCGGAACTGGAAGATGCGCTTCGCCTGGTTATCCTTCTTGCCCGGATAGTTCGGCGTGTAGAGGGCGCTCAGCGACCCCGGCGAGATGTTCGACAGCTGGCCGAGCTGGGTCCAGCTCAGACCCTTTTTCGCCTTGTAATCCTTGAGCCATTCCAGCTCGGCTTCGACGTCGATTGCGACTGAATCGGGAGTGTTCACGGGAGCTCCTCTCTTGCTTACTCAACAGGCCGCAGGCGCCGCATGCCGCCTGCCATGCGGTCGATGCGGGCGTCCTGGGCGGCTTCTTCGCGGGCGATTGGCACCGCCTGGGTCAGGGGTTTGAGCGCCGCGGCGGTCTGGCCACGGTGACGAACGGGACGAATGACGCCGGGCGCGTTCAGCGGTTCGTTCGCGGTGCGCTGGAGCATGTCGGCGACCTGGGCGGCCGACAGCAGTTGCTCGGCCTCGATCATCTCGCGCACGGCAGTCTTGTGCCGCTTCTCCATCCGCGCCCTGTCCTTGGCAGCCTCGACATCGATGAAGCCGGTCGACTGGAACGCCGGTGCGGCGCAGAGATACCGCCCGTCGCGGGTGTAGACGTGGATTGGCGCGTGCAGGTCGTCGGGATTGAAGCGAATCGTGACGCGATCGCCGGCGATCTGCGATAGCTCCTCAGCCCAATATTGGTTGCCGTGGAGAGTGATGACGCCCGTCCGCTTGTCGGTGGGGCGATCGTCGGCCGCGAGCAGCGCGAGCCGCAGTTGCTCCGGTGTCGCCTTGCCGATCGGCGCGACCGCATAGGATTCGGCGAACACCTGGTCGAAGCTGCGCACGCCAGCGCCCATTTCGGTGCGCCGGCCCGTCCGTGCGTTGTGGGCGGCGATGCCCGCCTCGACGACCTCACGGAACTGCTCGATCGGGATCGCCTTGCTGCCGTAATTCTCCGGCTTCGCGTCGACCCCGTTGCCTGTGTAGGCGCCGGCCAACGCCGGGTGGCGGGCGATCGAATCGCAGAAGTCCCGGAAGCACCGCTCGATCGGCTTGGACTGGCCGCGGTATGGGGTCGCCCAATGGATTTTGACGCCGAGCGCAGTGAGCACGCCGAGCGGCTCCTCCTCACGGATTTTGAACCGGAAGCGGCTCGCGGCCCCGCCGGTGATCCACTTGCTGGCGAACGCACGGCCGTTGTCCAATAGGCAGGCGGCCGGGATGCCGTACTTCTCGAATAGCTGAGCGAAGGCGAGTCGTGTCTCGACCGCGCTTTCGGTGCGGCCGATCGACCAAGCCAGCATCTTGCGGCTGTAGATGTCCTGGATAGCCACCATGAGCGGGCGAGCGATCGTGCCGTCCGGCCATTGGACGAAGACATCCCATTTGTGCCCGTCGATATTGACCAGCTCCATCGCCTGGAGCGCCTCTACGGTGCGCCGTTGCGACGGCAGCGACCTGCGAAGCGCTTCCGCTCCCTCGCGACGTGCCGTGACGACGCGTCGGTCGAGTTGCTTGTCGAGGCGACGGCGAAGCGTGCGTTCGCAGGGCAGCTTGATGCCTTTGGGCTCGGCATAGCCTTTGAGCAGACGATAATAGCAGGATGAGAAGGTCGGCTGTTCGGGGCGTAGATAGTCCGACAGCAGGATTTTAAGCGCGTCGGGATCTATCTCGACCTCCGCGCCGCCGCCGGCATGGCCGGGCGCCAAGTATGCGAGCCGATCAGCCGCGGCGACGCCTTCGACCAGCTTGAGCCAATTCCACAAGGTCGCCGCGCCGATCTTCATCCGCGCCGCCGTGTTGGCGACCGCTGCCGACTTGGTGAGGCCGCCGATGTCGACATAGTTTTCGATCATGGCGATCGCCGTTGCCCGACGATGCGCTTCCGCCTTCGCCTTTGCCGTCTGGCGCTCGAAATGGCGCCATTTCGCGGCGGCGCGCGTCTCTGGTTGCGCCGATACGTCGGCCACCGCCTCGATCGCGCGTGCGGCGAGCGCAGCGCGTGCCGCGGCCGGGACCACCGACCAGTGATATTCCAGCCCGCCGCCGCGACGGCCGCTGGCACGCGCCAGCGGCTCGCCGTTATTGCCGACGCGCATCGCCCACATGTCGGCAGACGCGCGCTCATTCATTTTACGCTTGGTCGTCGGCAGACCGGGCAGCGCCAGCTCGGCCAGCTCTGCCGCGGTAAACCACTCTTTCCCCCCGCCAGCTTTCAACGCTTGCCCCCTCGGATGATGGGCGCACGGCCCTTGATTTGTCTCTGACGTGCCCGGAGCGCCGCCATTTGGCGTTCGATGTGGCCGAGCTCGGCGGTGACGATTTCTTCGCCGACCAGCAGCGCGGCGCCGATCTTGCGGGCCAGCGCGTCGAACAGGTCGTAGCGATCGGTCACCGCGACGAGCGCGAGGAAACGGTGCGCGGGGATGTTGTGATCCTCGCGCGCCTCCGACGCGTAGGCGTCGAGCATGAACTTGGTGACCTCCTCGTTGAGGAGCCGCGACATCGCAGCCGCGAGTTCGAACCGGTCCCGCTCATCGCCCTTGAGCGCCTGAGCCACCGCCGCCGCGACCATACGATCGAGCCCAGCCAAGTCCGCCTCGCGCGTCGGCTGGACCGGCGCATCGAAGGTGAACCCAAGTTGGTTCGCATCGAGGGAAGGGCGGCGCTTCGCCATCAGTGCATTGCCCTGCGGCGCTTCGCATCGAGAAATTCGGCCCAGGCGCGATCGAAGTCCTCGTCGGACCAGTCAGGCCGAACGAGGCGAGTGACCTCGCGCCACTCGTCGCGATCGAACTCGTCGAGCCGGACATCGGGGGTGCCGGTAAACAGCATCGTCACTGCTCAAGCCCCCGCTCGATCGCTGCAATCAGCACGCTACCCGGTGAAGCCTGCTCGGCACGCGACCGCGCGACGCATCGCGCCCAAAGTTCAGGCCAAGCGCGCCTGGTCGTTTCGACGAGATCGCTAGGAGTGGCGACTAATGCTCCCTGAAGTTGCTCGATCAGCTTGGTCGACCGGATAGCCGCAGGGCCGCGAATACTGCCGGAGCTGCGTGCCGCGGCGCGGTTCGCGCCGATCGCCAGCGCCTCCGCATGGACCTGTTCGGCGAGCGAGGGCTGAGCGGCCGCAGGGACCGCCTCTTGCTTCACTGCGGACGCGACCGATGGCCGCTCAATCATGGAGGGCGAAAGCTGGATGCGGTCGAACGCGATCTGGCCCTTGTAACGGAGCGAGCGCACGATCTCGTTGACCGAGCCCAGGGTGAGACTGGTAGCCCGCGCCAAATCCGCCGCTTTCCACACCTTCGACGGGTCGCTCAGCATCGTGCCGACCACGCGATTGATGCGGAGCTGCTCAGGAGAGACGTTACGCACCACGGCGTGCCTCCTCGATCGACACGACCTCGGCAGCCGGACGGCCAAGCGGCTTGCGTGCTGGCAGCGCCGCGATCGCGGCCGCAAGCTGCTCGGTGTCGAGCGGCTGCAGCGGTGCGCGCAGGTTTGTGGTTGGGCCGAAATAGCCGATCGACGTAATCTTCACTCCCAATCTCCCCTCGTTTCGGTGAACCAGCGCGGGCGGTGCCCGATTTGATCGGCCTGGGTGCCGCAGCGCGCTGTCGCCGCCTGGCGTTCGGCCAGGCGACGCTCAGCTGCGGTGCAGGCCTCGCGAGCGATGCGCAGGCGCGCTTCGTCGAGCGAGACGTTGTCGAGGCAAGCGCGTTCGAATTCGACGCGATGCTTGCGCAGCTGTTCGGCGCGGGCTGCCGTACTGGCCATCATGCGTAGCCTCGCCCGGTCGCGGCGATCGCCGCGGCCATCGCGGCGCAGCCTTGCCGTGCCATGATGCAAAAGGCGGTGTGGTCGCCGTCGCTCGAATACATCGAGTAGACCTTGCGGACGTAGCCGGCCTTGATGCCGAGCTCGGCGGCGATCGCGGCCGTCGTCATGCCATCCTCGGCTAGGTCCATGATCGCCTGCTCGCGCTGGCTCATGCCGTGCGCTTCGTCAGTGGGGCGCTTGCTCATGCCGCTTCGTCCTGGCGGGCGGTGCCATCGGCGATATCGCGCGCCCGCGTCAGCAGCTGCTCGTAATCGACGATGTCGCGCCGACGATGAGCCGCGAGGATGCCGCGCTGGAGATCGTGCGGAATCGCGCGCCAATGCGTTAGACAGAACAGCTGGCCGGGCTTGACCTGCATCTGGCAGCAATCCGCCGCGCAGCTCACCGCGGCGCGCGAGAAGCACGGCCGCGTCGCCGCATCAAGCGCCCCGAAGGTCTTCCCGCGCCGCGCCAACTCGGCAAGAATCGCGTCGATCGATGCTGTCCGAAGATCAGGTTCGCCGGCGACGCGCAGCACGCGCTTGCCAGGGCCGCTGCCCACGTGGCTATCGCGGGCGAGATAGCCGCCACGGACTAGCGCGTCGCAATGATAGAAGGCGGCTGTAGCGGTGAAGCCGAATTCGTCGCCGATCTCCTGATAGCTGGGCGAGAAGCCCGCCTCCAGGATACGATCGCGGACGAAGTCGAAGATCTTGAGCTGTTGCGGCGTCATCTGCGCAGTCCCAGGACGAGGATCGCGATCGCGGTCATGCCGATCAGCAATGCGAGTTCGATCCAGTTGCGGAGGGTGAGAGGGCCACGAAGGCCCAGGATGCTGGCGAGCTTCATTTGCCCGCCTCCACCAGGGTGAACCCGGCAGGCAGCATTCCAGAGAGATGGGCGAGTGCGCCCTTCTTCTCGGCGAGGCCCATGCGCTGGAAGGTGCCGAGGAAGGTCGACAACCGTTTTGCCTCGGGATCGGCGACCTTGGCGCCGGGCTGGCCGACCGCCAGCGCTTCCGCGACGGACCCGAGGGCCTTCGTGCCGTGGAACTGCGAGAGCTTGTTCACGTGGCGGGTCAGGTTCTCGACGACCTTGAGCTGGGTTTCGTCGTCGAGCTTGGCCAGCGCGCGCAGTTGGCCGGCGTTCTTGGCGATCGGGTGCTTGGCGTCGCGAAGGCGAGCCAGCAGCGATGGCGCCAGCCGGCGATAGAGCATCAAGTCGCGCTCGATCGTGCTGGCCGATAGGCCCAGCTCTGCGGCGACGTCAGCGGTGAAGCCGTATGCAACCGTCATCGTGACGTTTGCATCGCTCGCCTCGGTTTTGACCGCCTTTTGCCACCGGACCGCTGCCGAGACGGCGCGACCGTCCTTTTGCGGGTCGACGCCGACGCGCTGCTTCGAGATACGCACCAACTCGGCGATCGCCGCCGCGCGCTCCATCGGGTCGTTAGCGCGGCGGAATAGGTTCTCTGCTGCCTCGCGCCGACGCTGGACGTCCCGGTCGCTCGAAACGATCCGCGCCTCTATCCCGTCGTGATTCCGGGTCACCGCGCCCTGCAGGCGGTGCCCGCCAGGCCCGGCGAGCTCCCAATCGAAGTCAGGGTCGTCGTAGATCGGACAGACGTCGATCGGCGTTATCTGCCCGTCGCGCTCGATCGCGGCGCCGAGCGCTTCCGCCCAGATCGGATCGACCGCGCGAAGGCGATCGCCCATGCGGACGCGCCGGGGATCGACGATGATGATCTCGCCAGCGACGATCGGATCGGCGAAGTCGTTTGCGGGTGCGGTCGCCATGTCTAGCGAGCCCCCGCATTTAGACCGTGCGCGTCCGACGAAGCGGCGCTACTGTCCAACTTAATGGACTCGGGGGCCTCGCCATTGTGATCGACCGTCTGAAGCTCTGCCTCAATTTCGTGGGCCACATGCTGGCTGGCGCGACCGCGCATGAAGTCGGCAACCGCCTGCGGCTTCAGGTTGCGGCTATGCGCCCACGCGCGAACCGAACCGTACCGCTTGCGCAGATGCGCCTTGATGTCCTCCCGATGGAGGCCCTGAGCTAGCATGGCCAAATCCTTAGCCGTTGAGTCCAATAAAATGGACCATAAGGATGGAGAATTGGACCGTCAAGCGCCAGCAGCGTTCGGGCGTCGCATTCGCGAGCGCGCGGCGGAGTTGGGCTTGGAAAGCGCAGAAATCGGCCGTTTGGCCGGTATCAAAAAGCAGTCGATGGCCGGCTATTGGCACGGCGAGCGCTTTTGTGGGTCCGAGAAATTGTTCTCGCTGGCCGATGCTTTGAAGGTTAGCGCTCGCTGGCTGGTCGAAGGAATTGGACCGACAGCCGAACCGCTAATCGACGCGGCCGACGCTGATTGGGTCAATGTGCCGCAATACGACCTGCGGTCGATAACCGACAGTAGCAAGGGCAACCGCGTAGAAACGATCCCGATTCGACGGGACTGGCTCAACCGCCGGTTGCTGCGCGCCAACGACCTATGGCTCACCGAACTTCCATCGGATTACGATGCGATCGGCTTAGCCGAGGGCGATGTGGTGATCTGTTCGGACATCGTTGCGCGCGCGGGCGCCGGCCCCGAAGAGGGCTGGGTCTGCCTGTTCCGGGGACAAGGCGGCCCGTTCGTGGCGCGCTATAGCAACCGGCCAGCGCCCGAGCGCTTGGCGGCCGCGGAGCAACTCGGTGAGGCTTTCATAACCGCTGCTGATCTACAGGGCGGCGACGTGCAACCAATCGCCCGCATCCATGCGCGGATGCTGGCGAAACTCTAAGGACTATCGATGCGCCTCCTATGCCTCGCCTCAGCGATCGTCGTCGCCGGCTGCTCGAATGGCGGTGCGACGACAGCCAGCAACGCGCAAGCGCACGCGGCGCCTTCGCCGAAGCACTTCGCGCCGGCTGCCGTCGTCGGGATGAAGAAACAGCTGCTCGCCGAGCCCAAAATTCGCGATGTCACCTTCAACGAGGGCGAAGGCGTGGCCTGGCAGATCGGGGTCGACGACGACGGGACGAACCGTGTCGGTCTAGCCCAGTACGTATGCCAACTGCTGGCGGAAAAGCAGCTGGTCGACCTGCGGACAGACGTTCGCATCGTCGATCTCGCCAAGCTCAACCGATCTGGTGGCGATTTCCGAGGCGCGAGCCTCGGCCACGTGCGATGCCGCGATGGGGAAAATTTAGGGGTGTGATTCATGGCGGAGCCGGTGCTCGAACCGGGCGAGCAATTCCGGAAAGCCAAGCGCGCTTTGCTAGCGATCGCAGCAGTTGCGATCCTTTACGGTCTTGCCTCCATCGGCCCTGATTTCGAGCCGCAAGTGCTCGGCCACGGCGTCAAGATCCAATCCTGGATAATTAGCCTCGGGCTGCTGGTGTACACCGCCTATCTGTACATCGGTTTCGAGCATGAGCAGCGCCGCGCCAGCGCCGCTTATCGCGAGCTGATTTACTCAGGCGTTGCCGAAGACACCGACCCGGAGGCGGCGATAATACGCCTGCTGCAGCCGGTTCACGAGTTTGCCGCGAAGGTCTCGCTTTTGTCCGAGGAACTGATGATGGTCGAGCGGACGTATCGCCAGTTCGCGCCCGATTATAATCCGCGACCAGAAGACGTCACGTCACCGTCATATGCACAAATGAAGATCAACGAAGCGATCGCCCGGTCGGCAGAAATCGTGGTGTCGAAAGAGAGGACGCCGCAGGGCTATCTTGGCGTGCTGGAGCAGTTGAAGGTTGATCTCGACAGATTGCCAGAGCTGGTGAAGGCTGACGTGTTGGGGCTCTTGAAGCCGGGCATTGAGGCGAACCTTTCGCACAAGAGCCAGGCGGACCAGGCGATCGGACGCTTGGAGCAGGTGCAGGAGCAGATGACGGCGGCCGGAGCGATCCTGAAGGTCGCGCACACCGATATCGCCAAGCTAAGCAGGAGCCTCAGTGACCGCGAGCGGTATATGTTCACGTTCTACGACACCTGGGCGCCGCGATTGCTGACGGCCGGCGCTGTGGTGGCCTTGGTGGCCAACTTGGCTCAGAATTTTCCCGAGGTCCCTCAGTTCGTGCAGCTATTCAATCTAGGATTCTTCCTATTCCAGTGTTGGAGAATGTTCTAGATTTGTTCTCCTTGAGCGAGTCGCTCGAAGGAGAACAGACATGGAAGTTTCGCAAGACCGATACCGCAAACCGCGCCCAACCTTGGGCGCCTGGCTGCTGAAGCAGCGTGATCGCACCGATGACATTGGCCGCCTAGCAAAGGCCGCCGCAGCTGATCCGGGCTTCCCGACCGACGGCGACTTTGGCGCGATCTCCGCACGCCTTAATACCCTCGAAGCCGACCCTGACATGCATGTAGCTCTCGAAGACGCAGAGCTTGATTGGACCTGCTACTGATGCCTGGGCTGTCCCCATATTCGTGGAGCGCGATGTACGGCTTCTGGTATCGCGGCGAGGGCAAGCCGCAGCGTGGTGTGCCCGATATTTTCCCAGCCATCCCCGGCACGTCGGTGTTGGACCTTCTTGTTGAGCCAGGAGAGGGCGACGAACCGGCGACCCACACGATCTTTGCGTCACCGGTGATCGGCTGGCTTTTCAGCGCCGCCGGTGTGCGCCCGATCACTGCCCGAGGGCTCGACGATGGGGCGACCGATAGCGACCTCTTCATCGAGTTCCCGACCGGACAGGTCGTCGGTACCTCGGTAGGCCGCTGGAGCCACCGCCGGGCGTGGTTGGAGGGCATGACCGGCGCCCCGGAAAATGGTCCCACTTGCGCCGGCGCCGGTTGACCGCGCCGGCGGCAGGAATTTGGCGGAATACCGCCGTTTATCGGCATTTCGACGCCCCAAAAGGAAGTGGGACCGGGAATCGTCCCACTTCCCCGGCGCCTTTCGCCGTCTCAGGCCGTTCGCAGGCCACTTTTAGAGGGTAGGGGGCCTGTTTTCCCTCCTGCAGCGCCAGTTTAGAGGCCCTGCATCGATTGACCCTCTAAGATGCCCGCGCTCCCGCCGGTCCTGTCACTGGGTTGTCTAAACCGGCGCCGACTCTTGACAACCCGCCGCCGCGCGATGCGCTTGCCGCGAGGCCAATTTTGGCGGAAAACAGCCATTCGTCCCGGAAAATCCCGCCCAAGCCCGCGATATCCCGCCCCAGCACCCACAGTCTAAGACCACGTGTCACCTAACAGTGGATCACGCCGTTCGATTGCATCACATTGGCGATGGTGATCATTCCCGTGTCGCCCTTGTCGTCCATCACGGCCCAACCGGCGCCCATCTTCT